AAGGGCGCGCGCTGCAGAGCCTATCGACCCACCATGCGCCGCCTGGGTCATAAGAGCATGATGCGAAGTGTCTATATTCACACCCCTATGTGGCTGAAGAAGGGGAGCTGCGAGCACGTGCACCCCCCTTTGTATAATAAGCTGGTTTAGAACCTCCGGATCCCATTTATTATAATAATACAAAACATTATATTTTACCCAAAAATAATGATTTACATTGTACGCAAACTCGTCCAACTGACCTAAAATATGCCGTTTTATGCGAGAGCGCAATTATTCCATTGACCCGCGCAGCATGTACCAGGGGCGCACATTCCAAGCTGGATTGGCTTCAAAGCGCCAAGACTTCTACCAGAAAGTTTAGCCCGGGTCGTAAGCCCATGAAGATACGTATTTACGATTCTGTTTTTATGAATAATGCTCATAGAACGCACCGATGACGGAAGGGGGCCATTTGACGGATTAACTGGAAAATATACCATCTATTATTATACAAATACGAAACATTATATTTTATACGAAAAATGTAATGATTTTGCCGGCAGATATAAGAATGTACATAGATATTACATTGGACACTGGCACCCTTGCGAGTTGCATGTGCACGGTATCGACGTTAGTCTAGGATATAACCTGCTCCCCCGACCAGTAGCCTGACTCAACAAGCCATAAAATCCGGGATGTACTTGCACACCATGATGCGTCCGCATACCCGTCAAAATAGTCGCCTCTCTCCACGCAAAAAAAATAAAAGGTATTTTTGCCATTTATAATACAACCAAATATTTTATTTTGCACAAATATTTTAATAATTTTGACGCACTAATGCACCCCATGCGCAAATCTGACCATTTGACAAGCTTGTATTTTGAATCGCCCCCTTCTTTTTCGGCGCCACACATCCTCCCGATCGCGCCCGCCGTAAAGTGCTCCGTGTTCCGCTGGGGTAATAGCATTTTGTGCTGGTCGGCGCAGCATTTGGCAGGCCCACTTTGTACGCGGTCTGACCCACCGCATTGCTCTTCAGTGTATTCACATACAAAGACGACGGAACAGGCGGGATATAGTTTGTGTGTGTTGACACCGGAACTTGGCGCTGAGACGAATGAATAATGTACGCTAAAGGCGCCGAACCCTTCCCTAAAGCGATTTGTCGTTGCAATGCCTGATTACTGACGGATGTCCTTAAGTATTGGTGTCGCGCATTCGTGTTCATTTCCGCATTCACGGGTGTTTGCGAGGGATAAAACTGCGGCGGAGTGGGGCGAATTCCCGCTAATATACCATAACTATGATAAGGGATTTGCGGGGGAGTTTGATTGGTGCTTAAGGGACCGGTGATGGGTGCATTTACGTAATTATTGTAGGACATAGAACCGATGTTTCTAGAAACCGCATATGGAGTTGTCATTCGATATACTATATACTGGTATAAAAAGTATACGTAGGTCACCTTTTTACATAGTTGGGGGTTCCGCAAAATAGACAGTTTTGGCTGGGAATATTGGCGGCAACCATCACATTGTTATTGCGCTTACATTTGCAACACTTGAAAATGCCAACAAGCTGGCAAATGGAATGGCTGTTGAATTCGGTTTTCTGATAGATTATCTGTTTTCGTTTATCGTTTCTCTCCATAATATAGTATAGTTATAATAATACAATACCATATTATGCACAAGGCGCACCAGTAGATGACTCATCTTAGACAAGTCAGTCCGCTAATATTTCTAAAGTTCGCTGCCTAATATCTGCGAATGGCTCGTTGGGCAGACTGGCTTCCGTTGGACTGATCGCCGCCATAGGACAAGTCATTGTAGTTCTTGTTAATGGCGCGTTGCTTCAAGTAAGTAACATAATCAGAGCTATCGTACACGTATTTCACGTTGCACGCGGCAGCCGGAATATCAGGGTTGATTTGAACACTGCTATAGGTCGCAGAAGGGATGCAGCTCGCGGACACAGAACCAAAATGGGTCTTCAATCCGCGAAGACCGGGTCGGCTCTGGAATGACTGGCACGTGCCACCGCATGAGTAGTTGTCGCGGCTCAAAAGATCGCCGGCGTTATTCACCGCACGAAAGGGTGTGGTAATACTTTGCTTCACGTTATTGCGTCTTAATTGGCTGGGGTAGGTCGTATTCCATGCATTCTTCAATGTTTGACGAATATTTTCAAATTCGGAGTACCGTTTATCGGTCAATTGAGTGGCCTGGGGCATCCACCCCTTGATGGCTCCTCCCGAATTACCGGGTCTTCTGGCATAAATAGAAAACGCTACATTGCTTCCATTGATAGGGCTAGTATATCCAACAGACATTTATATAATACTATAGTAAAAAAAGTTTGGCAGGGCTGAATTAAAGGGCGCAGGTTATTACTAAACCGCGTATTTTACAAATATGCGCGTTTTGTCAACTTTGTCATAATTTATGTCTGTCAATGTATAATATATTCTCCGATATATATTATAGTATGTTTGACTTTTTGCCATTGATTAGCGCGATTATATTTATCACCACTGATTTTATTTATTTGAACATGATACAGGGTTTTTTTAATAGTCAAATCCAGCGCGTACAGGGGTCGCCGATAAAGGTGAACTTTTTAGGCGCGGCACTATGTTATGTCTTTTTAGTAGCCGGAATTAACTACTTTATCATTAAGCCGCGTAAAAGCGTGACCGATGCGTTCTTATTGGGTATTGTTATTTACGGTGTTTACGAAACCACCAATTATGCGCTATTTAAGGACTGGTCAATCCTTACGGTCATCATCGATACGCTGTGGGGTGGCACATTGTTTGCGATCACTACCTATATTGTAAATTTACTGCGCGGAATTTTGTAAAAATAAATTTAATCTAACGGATTTATATGCATATGTATATTCATACACGTATAAATCAGGATATATTCAAGACCAAGGTTTTAATTAGCGACAAGGAAAGAGAGAAGGGAATGATGGGGAAAACCTTTAACTCGGGGTTTAGTGCCGCATTATTTGTCATGAACCAAAATAACAATACACATAATAATAACCAGACAAATCGCAATATTAGGCATTCATTTTGGATGGCCGGGTGTATAATCCCATTAGATATCATTTTTGTGAAAAACGGCAAAATTACGAGAATTCATCATTCGTGTCCTCCGTGCACCTCCGCGCCATGTAGGAAGTATTCAGGGGTCGGCGATTATGTCATAGAAATGCTGGGAGGGACATGTAAAAAAATGAATATTAAGCGCAATGCATTGGTAGATTTTTACCGGATATAACTCTACTATATTTATATTTATATTATTAATAATAATACCATTATTGCTATTATTATTGTTATGATTCTTCATCCAACGCCTATTCGGTTCACTTGTACGGACCAGATCCCGTACCGTTGGTGTTTTACGTCAGACTACTATACTTGAGTTGATATTTTTATAGGGCGGCGTCAGGTGTAAATCTATATACGGTGCCTCCTATAGTAACTGTTAACTGACCGCTTACTATACTAAAACCGGCCGCGGCAGCATCGAGCGTCTTATATAGAATCTCCTTAGTTGGTTCATCGTAGACCAAATAAGTGTTAATAACAGTCGGAGTGGTTCTAATAGGACGGACAAAGAATCCCCCTCCTGTAGAATTTAATGCTGTATTATCTGCATTGATAATAATAGACTTTGCATGCTGACTTGTTTCACCAGCGAGATTTCCAATGGCCACAGCATAGTTGCCTTGTGCACTGTTACCCGCAGAAGCGCCGATAGCCACCGCATTTGCGCCTTGTTGAAGATAGCCAGCCTGATATCCCAAAGCCGCCGCATAAGCGCCTTGAGTGCTGTTTCCCGCAAAACAGCCGATAGCCACCGCACTATCGCCTTGTTTAGTTCGGCCAGAAAGAGTTCCGATAGCCACCGCATTTTGCCCTTGAGTGCTCTCGGCCGCTTGTTGGCCGAGAGCTACCGAACCGCCGCCCTGTACAGTTCTACCGGCCCAATAGCCGACAGCCACTGTATTCAGGCCTTGTGTGAATTGGCCCGCCTGAGCGCCGATAGCCACCGCCTGGTCAGCTTGTGCATTGTAGCCCGCGGCATTGCCGATAGCAACCGAATTAAGGCCCTGGGTATTGCCGCCCGAATTGACGCCGACAGCCACTGTACCGTTGCCTTGATTCATACTACCGGCATTGTTGCCGATCGCCACCTTATTAGATGTAAGCAACGTTAAATTCGCCTTGGCATCCAATGCAGCTTGTGCGGCAGTAGAGACGGGCTTGTCCGTATCCGAAGTGTTGTTCACACTGCCTAAACCAACCATGGCAGCCGTGATACCACCGACAGTTCCGGTGAAGGTAGGGCTCTCAAGAGGGGCTTTCAACCCCAAATTAGTTACCAATGTTGTATTAAAACTTGCGTCGTTGCCAAGTGCAGCAGCCAACTCTTTTAGGGTATCCAGCGTAGCCGGTGCAGCCCCAACAAGATCTGCTACAGCAGATGCAACAAATGCCGTGGTAGCGAGTTGTGTCGTATTCGTGCCAGCTGTGGCAGTGGGCGCACTGGGAGTGCCGGTAAGAGATGGGCTCGCAAGCGACGCCTTCAAATCCAATGCAGCCTGTGTGGCAGTAGAGACGGGCTTGGCCGCATCCGAAGTGTTGTCTGCACTGCCTAATCCAACGTGGGTCTTCGTGAGGCCGCTAACAGACCCTTGAACGCTGAGATTGTTGACGGTTGCAGTACCGGTGAAGGTAGGGCCTGCAAGCGGCGCCTTTTCAGCCAAATTATTAACCATAGTCGTGCTAAAATTTGCATCGTTGTTAAGTGCGGTAGCCAGCTCATTTAGGGTATCAAGGGCGCCTGGGGAAGATGCAACAAGATCTGCTACAGCAGATGCAACAAATGCCGTGGTAGCGATTTGCGTTGTGTTTGTTCCGCTTGCAGCAGTGGGCGCACTGGGAGTACCGGTAAGAGATGGGTTCGCAAGCGGCGCCTTCAAGTCCAAAGCGGATTGCGTATTTGATACAGCGGTTGACACGAATTGAGTAGTTGCGATTTGTGTGGTGCTTGTGCCAACCGACGCGGTGGGCGCAGTGGGAGTTCCGGTAAGAGATGGGCTTGCAAGGGTGCCTGGGGCAGATGCAACAATATCTGCTACAGCAGATGCAACAAATGCCGTGGTAGCGAGTTGTGTCGTATTCGTGCCAACTGCGGCAGTGGGCGCACTGGGAGTTCCGGTAAGAGATGGGCTCGCAAGCGACGCCTTCAAATCCAATGCAGCCTGTGTGGCAGTAGAGACGGGCTTGGCCGCATCCGAAGTGTTGTCTGCACTGCCTAATCCAACGTGGGTCTTTGAGAGGCCACTAACAGACCCTTGAACGCTGAGATTGTTGACGGTGGCAGTACCGGTGAAGGTAGGGCTTGCAAGCGGCGCCTTTTCAGCCAAATTATTAACCATAGTCGTGGTAAAATTTGCATCGTTGTTAAGTGCAGTAGCCAACTCATTTAGGGTATCAAGGGCGCCTGGGGCAGATGCAACAAGATCTGCTACAGCAGATGCAACAAATGCCGTGGTAGCGATTTGCGTTGTGTTTGTTCCGCTTGCAGCAGTGGGTGCACTGGGAGTACCGGTAAGAGATGGGCTCGCAAGAGGCGCCTTCAAGTCCGATGCGGATTGCGTATTTGCTATAGCAGTTGACACAAATTGAGTAGATGCGATTTGTGTGGTGCTTGTGCCCACGGACGCAGTGGGTGCAGTGGGAATGCCGGTAAGAGATGGGCTTGCAAGCGACGCCTTCAAGTCCAAAGCGGTTTGTGTGGCAGTAGAAATGGGCTTGTCCGCATCCAACGTGTTATTCACGCTGCCTAAACCAACCATGGTAGCAGTGATGCCGCCGACAGTACCGGTGAAAGTAGGGCCCGCAAGAGGGGCCTTCAAGTCTAATGCGGTCTGCGCGGCAGTAGAAATGGGCTTTGCCGCATCCGAGGTGTTATTCACGCTGCCTAAACCAACCATAGTAGCAGTTATGCCGCTGACAGTACCAGTGAAGGTAGGGTCCGCAAGAGGGGCCTTCAAATCCAATGCAGTATTACGGTTTGATGTTTCAGTGGAAACCGCCGATGTAACAAATGCAGTGGTAGCAATTTGACTGGTGTTTGTTCCACTTGTAGCAGTTGGTGCACTGGGAGTGCCTGTAAGAAGAGCATTCGCAAGGGGTGCCTTCAAGTCTAATGCGGCTTGCGCGGCAGTAGAAATGGGCTTGGCCGTATCCGAAGTGTTATTCACGCTGCCTAAACCAACCATGGTAGCCGTTATACCACCTACAGTACCTGTGAAAGTAGGATCCGCAATCGGCGCCTTTGTTGCCATCGTCGTGGCAATACTCGTTGCCAAGTTGGCGTCATTGCCAAGTGCAGCAGACAATTCGTTTAAGGTATTCAGAGTCTCTGGCGCCCCAGCGATAAGATCAGACACAACATTCTTCACAAATGCGGTCGTGGCGATTTGTGTGGTACTTGTTCCGTTTGCCGCAGTCGGTGCAGTAGGAATTCCACTAAAGCCCGGCGACTCAAGAGCCGCCTTTCGAGTTAATGCGGCGCTTAACCCCTGTACGCCATCTAAAGGTATGCTCACAGTAGCCCCCAAAATAAGTCTGTTTGTAACAGTCAATGAAGTAAAGGAGGCAGCCATTATACAATTGGAACATAAAAAAAATTTTGCTAAAATCTGAATTATTATTCGTAAACTGCCAAAAGAACAATAAATACGCGTTATCCGCGAATGGAAATGCCCAATGAACGCTAATGATCCGTCATGAGTCGCGGCGCAATATTCATGGTATTTAATTCTTGAAATAGCAACTTGCAGGCATAGGGTATTTCTACATATGCAAAGTCCACGCGATTATCACATGTACGACAATGGTGAATATGCATCTTATCATTGTACGACGCAATCATGCCACACTTTTTACAAACGAATACCGAATATTTATCAGACGCATCATACAACCGACCTCGCGTAAACCTTGCCGCGCCATGACTGCACATACAATCTCGTTCCATCTCGCCAAAACGAAGACCTCCATCACGACTGCGGCCCTCTGCCGGCTGACGAGTAAGATTCACCATCGGCCCAATTGAGCGGCTGTGGGCCTTATCATTAACCATGTGCTTAAGGCGCTGGTAGAACACGGGTCCCATAAACACGCTGCATTCATGCTGCTCCCCGGTTAGCCCATTATGCAACAGTTCATTGCCGTGCGCTTCATATCCCAACTTAATCAGCTCGTCGCAAACATCCTTAACGTCAAACTCTCCAAACGCGGTCCCGTCGCCGAATAGCCCAAGTTCCAGTAAAACCTTTCCCAGGACGGTTTCCTTTAGTTGTCCAATTGTCATACGAGATGGAATTGCATGTGGGTTAATAATAATGTCAGGTCTAACTCCCGCACTTGTGAATGGCATGTCACATTCAGGAATAATATTGCCGACCGTTCCCTTTTGCCCATGTCTTGAGCTAAACTTGTCACCAATAACGGGCTTTCTTACTGCACGCGTTCTAACCTTAGCGAACGTATAGCCCTCGCCGTTTCTATCAATATAGTTCTTATCAATATATGTCTCCTCCACCGTCTTGAACATCTTGCTTTGGTCTTCATACTTGATCACCTTGGTGTGGTCGTTTCTATTTTCCTTGATAGGTGTTACCTTGGCGATGATAATATCGCGGTTTTCTACCAACGAATTTTCCGGGATAACACCCTTGGAGTTTACCTTATTGTAGTTGCCCATTTTCATCCCCTTGGTTTTCGTTAAATCCGGCTTGCACCGAATTTCCTCGTCGCCATTAATCTTTTGTTTGTCCTCGTCTTTTTCCGTATGATAGACGGTTACAAGCGCCATTCCGCGATCAATGGAGCCCTGGTTGATTAGCAACGAGTCTTCCTGGTTATACCCAGTGTGCGTCATAATGGCCACGATGACTTGGGTCCCCGACGGGATTTTGTTCAGCTGAATCATGTTCATAATACGCGTGTCTACGAGCGGACGCATGGGATAGTTCAACACGTATGCCGTTTTATCCATGCGATTCTCATAGTTTGTCACGTAAACACCCATTGCCTGCTTGCCCTGCGCACACTGGTATGTATTTCTCGGGGATTGATTGTGTTCAGGGAATGGGATGCAAGATGCAAGAACTCCGAAAATTGTGCTGGGATGAATTTCGCAGTGTGTAAACCGCTGAATACTGTCACCCCTTACTGCAAGGTTGGCCGGTTTTGTCGCAATCAATGACCACGCCTGCTCTTCCGGGTCAATGTATTCAAGAACCGAGTCGTCAACCTTTGAACTTGTCAGCAAATCGTCCCACACCAACTCGGACTTGGTCAATCGTCCTGCAATGTCCTTGGTGGCCAGAATGTTTCGGTCCTTCACTCGTAGCAAGGGTCGCGTAAGTCGTCCGCTGTCATTGCAAACGCGGATTTCGCGCATTTTATAATCAAACACAATAGACGTGTAAATGTTAATGATTCCCTTGTACTTTTTATCCTTCAACATCAGGTATAACTCTTGGGGGGTATCCGTAATGCCGACCCATGCGCCATTGATAAACACCTTTACCTTTTCATACATGGCCGCTGGAGTCATTTCCGCGCTGTCAATATGAGTAATATTCGGCATAATATACTCGTACAGCGGCAGGGAGTGGGAATGAATGGTAATGTGCGTCATATAGCTCAGGTTCTTAACGACACCAACAGATTGACCCTCTGGGGTTTCAGCCGGACACAGGAACCCCCAACTGGTGTTGTGCAGCTTACGTGGCGGAATGAGTTTGCCGCTTTTATCGGTTGGCGTGGAAATTCGCCGCGCATGGCTCAGACTGGACACGTAATTCAGTCTATTTAACACCTGCGCAACTCCCACCTTATTCGAGTTGGTATGTTTGATGCCAAAGTCGCCGGTTGACAGGGCTCTCTTCAGCCCATTTTCAATCGTAGTAGACTTGATAATTTTATAAATGTTTGTCAGATTGATAATATTCTCGTAATCATCGGTTGATTTCCACGAACCATTGTTGATTTCGCGGATAACCTGCTTTTCCATGTCCTTTACCAACTTATTGAAATAGTTTCTGTACAAATTATTGAGGAGGGTTCCTGTTAAATCTACGCGCTTGTTTACGTAGGAGTCGCGGTCATCCTGTTTTGTCACCTCAAACGATGCAAGCAGAAGCCGGTTTGTCATGTAGCCAAGGAAATATTTCTTTTGCTCCATATTGTGGCAATGCGGGAACAGGTCATTGTTCAATATTTCCATCGTGAATTCCAGCTTCTTTGCAGCGCCAGTTTCCTTGTCCATATTAATGGGGGTATACATTGCATAGCTGGTAATATGCCTGATGCATTCTTCCTGCGTAAGATACTTGTTGGCTTCAATAACCGACGCCTGCAATGCCTCCAACATAGGCTTGGTTTTCTCGCCTGCTATATTCAATAGAATCTTCTCGCAGATTTCCTGGTCGGAAATGAGGCCAAGCGCGCGAAATACAACGAATAGCGGAATGGGCTGCTTTATGCGGGGTAATTCAACGCAAATGGCATTACCAAACCCATTATTTTTAGAACTAATCATCATGTTGATTTGCTTTGGAGAAATGCACTTGAAGTCCGGGACAGACTTAATCTCTGCCTTCCATGTGTACTTGGTATCATTCTTATTAATATTAAAACAGTAAACGCGATTTTCGGCGGCGCGCTCTTGACCCAATACCGTTTTCTCGGAGCCGTTGATGATAAAGTACCCACCCGCGTCAAATCTGCACTCACCTGTTTGCGTATTTTCAAAATGTTTGTACTGGTTCAGCACGCAGATATTGGACTTCAACATAATCGGCAACTTGCCAATATGAATCTTGGGGATTGTCTTGTAAAAGGTCTGCGTGTTTTCCAGGTTCGGGCCGGTGCGAACAATGTACTTGATATTAATGTCAATTGTCGTGGCCGATGCATATGTGAAATTTCTCAAACGCGCCTCTTGCGGGAACATGAGTTTGATGGCACCATTGTTTTCGTGAATTTGCGGTCTATATATGTGAAAGTTCTCAAACGTCACGAAAATCTCAAGCGAGTGTTTTTTTGATACGGGATCCAAATCTTGTTCAGAAACAATGTGAACAGGATTAAACATTTCAATCGTTTTTGTAATCTGGAACCCAACAAAATTGTTATACGATTCCAGTTGATGTCGTACGAACCGCTCCAAATGCTGCCCTCTAAAATACGACTCAATAATATTCCAGGGGGTTTCAATGTATTGGTCATCATTTACATCAAACTCCTCCTTACCCTTACCGTTGTCATTAATTGAACTCATTATTGCGACGTCGCGTTCTTTCTTGTGTGACATCATTGTTTCAGCTATTTTATATTTCAATTTATTTTTAAATTGTTTTAATAATATATTAACAATGTGCAACTGATAACAAGTAATAGATTCATTGCACATATATTTATTATATCCAAATATACCCAAATATACCCAAATATACCCAAATATACCCAAATATACCCAAATATATTCAAATATATCAAAAATAACGTAAATAACATAAATGGAATAATTGTATACAATATAATGTTGAAAAAGAGGCGGAACCAGTTAATGGACCCCAAAAAAATAAACAATTACAATAAATTTTTGTCCACGTTAGATCAAACAAGTAACCCGACAAAAACGCCCAAAGAACCGGTGACTCCGGACAACACTATTAAAGACGAAATAGATGATATAATTAGCACCGCCCAAACCAGCTTTAGTTCCAGCCACGATTCTCCAAGCTTTACAGGCCAACTTGCTACGGACAGCAGCAGTAGTATTGATAGTAATGACCCAAATTATTATAGCAATTTAAATCCAGGATACCTATTTTTTTATGCTCCATTTGCGCCTCCAATGCCGATGTCTCCGCGAGTGGCAACTCGTATACCAACAACAGTTCCACCTAAAAAAGAGGCCCCTATTAATAATCAGCCCGCTGAAATTTTGGAAACTATCAATATTGATAGAGAGATTGATAGCATCGCCGACATTTTGCAAATTATAGACACCTATAAATTAGACCCGTCTATAAAATATAATATAAATATGAAGGCGCTGCATAATATCAAGGATCCGTTGATTGAAATGAATAATATGATCGGAATGAACGAGATTAAACGCAATATAGTGGATCAAATATTGTATTTTGTTCAAGAATTGCATAAGGGCACTCACGTGACAGGTGACTTTATGCACACGGTTATATATGGCCCACCCGGGACCGGTAAAACCGAAGTTGCAAAAATAATCGGCAAAATATACAGCAATATTGGTGTATTAACGAAGGGCACATTTAAAAAAGTAACCAGGGGCGATTTAATTGCCGGGTATTTGGGGCAAACGGCGGTAAAAACGCGCGATGTAATAAAGGAGGCCCTGGGTGGTGTTCTCTTTATAGACGAGGCATATTCACTGGGGAATCCAGAGAAACGTGACAGCTTTGCCAAGGAATGCATAGATACGTTGTGTGAGGCGCTCAGCGACAATAAGGACAACTTAATGGTGATTATTGCCGGTTACGAGAAGGAGCTAAAGGAGAGTTTTTTCGCGTTCAACTGCGGGTTAGATTCCAGATTTACATGGCGATTTAAAATAGATGAATATACAGCGGAAGATTTATACCGCATTTTCTTGAAGAAGGTTGGCGATATTGATTGGGAAGTAGATGTAAATTCTAAAATTACTGTCGAGTGGTTCAAAAAGAATAAGGAATATCTTGCATTTTTTGGGCGGGACATTGAGACAATACTTGCTAAAACAAAAATAGCACACAGTAGGCGTGTTTTTTGTAAACCGGAAGCCGAAAAAAGGAAGATTATACTGCAGGACTTGAATAATGGGTTTGATATGTATATGCAAAATGAGGAGGTTAAAAATCGCAAAAATGAGAAGGATAAGCAACAATATTTGTACTCGACTTTGTATTCTTGATTTATGTATTCTTGAGGTATATTTCTGATATTTTTATTTGATAGTATAATAAATGACAAATAAAACTATTTCAATAAATCCGTCCTTATTTGCTGTTGGGGGTGCAAAAACTAAGAAAAACAGAGAGAAAAAACAGAAACCGACAACGGCGCCATTGATATCGCCTAACGTTTTGAAGAATAAACTGTTGAAAAGAATTAAAGAACATAAACAACGCGAAACCGAGAATTTAGAAAATGTAGGAGGCGGAGAAAGTAGCGGTACGGCATTGTTAAGCAATAAGGCAGCCGACATCATCGTGTCCGACGAATTTATGGAGTCAATTGAATATTTAAAGACGCTTTCAGACGAGAGGAAAAAACGGACAGATCGCGCGAGTATAGAAAAACGCAGGGCCGATTTAGAGAGAAATACAGTGAAACATTACCAGGCCCTAAATAATTCAGAGAGCAGCAACCAACAGGTGAATATTGAATTACCGGAGGAGCTGAGTGCACCACTTATTAAGATAAATACTGCGAATTTGTCGGCGGTCGGCGGCGAGTCGGTTTCATTAAGCCCCTATAAAAACGACATTGTTCCGTATGGGGTACTAAAGGGTGGCCTGAAACCAACCTTTAAAGATTGGAATAAAACAATGCGAAGTAATATTGTGACTGATTCTAATTTAGCACTTACCATTCAAGGCGGCGGACCAACCAGTGAAAAGAGCGCAAGGGAGAATCGTTTGGCGAATTTGCGGACGAAATTAAAACAAAAACAAGCATCGGTGCCTACTAACGCGGTACCGATAATTACAGTACCAGCTACCGATCCGGCTACAAGTGTTATGAACGTTGTACCGACAAGCGTAGTTATAATGAATGACACGCCCATGAAAAATATTACTGCAAGCGAGGGAGGTACAATCGCAACAAAACGAACCACCAAAAGAACAATAAAACGAAAGTATACGCTTGGTAGATCTAAAATACAAAAAACGGTTGCCGTACTCATAAAGGATAGATCAACTCGTAGACAAGTATTGCATGCGCAAAAAGATCTTAAACGAAAACCTATTGACGATGTGAAGTCATATTTGAGAGAACACAATCTGATTAAGCTTGGCAGTTCCACTCCAAATGATATTATGCGAAAAATGTATGAATCTGCAATGCTTGCAGGAGAAATAAAGAATAGCAACGTGGAAACCCTACTCCATAATTTTTCTAAGGAGGAACGGGAACTATAGATAAAATAAAAAATAGAAAATAGAAAATAGAAAATATAATATTCATCTATTTCAATATGGAAACCACAAGAAACCCGCTAACACAAAATCAATTAGATTTCTTTCACAGTCTGCGACTTTACATTAACAAACCGATATACTTTTATGGCAGCATTCAAAGGGCTGATTATTTTCCGGGACATAGCGATATCGATGTTGATATCTTTACAAACAACGAAGAAAGTACTAAATACGCCCTCTGCAACTTTTTGAATTTAAATAAGAATGAATTCCGGCGAAGTGCGTATAAAAATAAAGAGCCTGGGGGGAAGGTTATTTATGGATATAAGACAAAATATGAGGATATTGCAAAGGATATTCGGGTTGAAATATCTCTCTACGATGAGAGTGTTAAGGATTTTATTATGAAGGATAATTTACAAAAAATAGACCTACCGTTATATGTATCAGCATGTTTAGTAATCGTCAAGTTTTTGTACTATAGAGTTGGATTAATGTCGGAAAAAACATTTAGGAGAAGTAAGGGGGTTTTGCTCGATGATTTTAATGAAAGCTATATTTTGCTTCCTTAGTCCTTAGCGCGTATACTTAAACTATTCTGCGCGTTATCATTGTTAGATATTAACGCCCATTATCCTGCGCGCCGATTTGAATAACACGCAAAATGTCTTTATAATGCAGTCAGTTAGTTAGATAATAGAGAAGAGAACCAGTTATGTTATAATTTACATACGATTTATATAAATTATATGTTTTTAGAAAAAAAAATATAAGTATATCTTATAATGTCTGTTTCACCGCCTTTACTGCTAAGCGCTACAGCAAGTCTTACTGAGATTGAGTGTAGATGGAATTTATCTGGGTCGCTCTTCCAAACCGTTACCCGTATACTCTTAACATATACTGATGTGGGAGGACAGGCCTGGCAAACTGTTTCGGTTTCTCCAGATGGGCCAATTTCGTACAAGGAATTGATCTATGGGTTAGACAACAACACTCAGTACAAGCTATATCTTACTGTTTTTGGTAAAAAAGCGGACGGGACGACGCACATTGCTGTGTCGGCAATACAGTATGCCACGACAACACAAGGTGAACGTAGACCTTTTGTAAGCACGTTGTCCGGGCAAACATACCTACAGGTATTGTTCTGGGCCGATGCAAGTAACTCGGTTCCCTTTGATTTTTCTGGTAGTGGTGTAGAAGGCGGTATCGTATCATACACCAAGACTGTTGGTTCTGCGGCCGGAGCCCCGGCTGCGTATACATTCGGCGTTAACGATGTCGTAACTTATAATTTCTCTGATGGAAATGGAAATCCTTATACCTACAAGTATGTTCTTGTAACGGGTCTTACCGCGACGTCAGAATACGAGGTTGCTATTTCATATTATACAAATGATGACATTGATCCTATATCTGCTACAGCTTCTGTTTCGACCTCTGCCAGAGAACAATCATTTGCAGCCTATGCCTTAAATGAGGTTAATTCCCCTAATCAGACGGTTAATGCATCCCCCACAATAACAGTTAGATGGAGAAACCCAGTAGTGCTTGTAAATGACATATATGCAGATATTCCGTCTAAACCGACTCAGGTGGTTCGAGAGAAACAGGTCGGTGAAAGCTGGGTAACTGATGTGACATATGCATTGGATCAAACCATTAACGTGACAACAACCCCCGTTTTTACTTCAGGTAAGTACCGCGGAGAGGGCGCTGGTGTCTTCGCATATAAGGAGGATACGGTAGGGCTTGTTGCAGGGACTCTATACCGATATGCCGTATCTATGCGAGATGTTGCCGACACTGTTACTACAGTTTCCAGGACAAACGCGGTGCGCGCATTGCAGACCCCAACAATTGCATTGGTAAACAGCAATCTAAAACTGAATGTAACCACCGGTACGATTAGCCTCGATGCCAGCTTTTCGGATATCTTCACCAATACTGGAGGGTTTCCGTTGAGTGATTATGATAATTCTGATTTCAAATTAGAATACCAGTTATCAGGCGATGGTGTGTGGCTGACAAAACGTATTAATGTTGTAAACGGGCGCGTTGCAGCCTCCGTAGATAGGGGGGCGGCTCAAGTGCCCATACAGTTTAAAATTACTGCTCGGGCACAAAATACAACCCTTTACGTAGCAACCGAATTAGCATCACAATCAACCGCATACAGCCGCGCCATTTCGGAATCATCCACTGTGGGAGCCTTTTACAACACAACCCTTCCAGGCAGCGTGACTGGTTTTACATACACTAACACAACCTCAAGTGTCGTGGCAAATAAATCTATCACATTAACATGGAGCAATACCGATTCGGCGATTAATACCTTTTCTAACCAGTTCTATCATGTAGTAGCTACCCGTGCATCTGACTCAACAAGTAAAGTTTGCTTCCTTGCCGCTAATTTTAGCGCGATATCAAGTTACCTTGCTGGGTACGATTTGTCTGATAACTTTCAACTCGCCGACGGCATTTGCAGTTACACGTTTACCCCCAGCGTGAACGCATTCTTCGCAACTGGAGAAAGTTGTTCGTTTACCATTCGCAGGGTTTACATTAATTTAAATGCTATTAGTTCGACCCCTGTAGGAACTGCCGGCGTTGGATGCGAGTTGTTGCACGGCCCCACAGCAGGCGCAGGCTCTAATTCGCTGAAAATATTTGCGAATCCACATGCACCTCTTCTATCGAGCTACGCGTTCAATGAGGCCACCTACACGCTTTCGTTTAATTTAGCTTATTCGGCATCTGCCGTTGCATATGGGTTTAACACAGCTGATACGTACTTTAGAGTAACGCTGACTAATACGACTTCCAATACAGTGTACGATGCAAGTAACAATATTCAAGCCACAAATCCATACAACATAGATATGACGAATATCGGATCAGTCGGCGACCAATTTACTTTACGTGTGCGCGAGTACGTAACTACCAAATATTTGAGTAACAGCGATACCAATGGAGTTTTCTATAGCAGCGAGAATACAAAGCCTTTTGTAAAGGAGGGACCGCACGACTCGTCCGATGCAGTAGTTAGCTACAAGAACACTGGCGAGAGCACGCCTGATGGCACCCATATGAAAATCACATGGCTTCCTGTGACGGATGCGGCTGCTGCCGCACTGGGTGCTCGGATTTATTATTTCTTGAATGTTATCGACGAAACCGCCGTAACAACATCTCCCGATTTTTTCCTTTTGCCCCCAGATCTTTGTGCAGCGGATAAATCCGTAACGGATGTGGGCAACATGTTTATTGGCGCCGTTCTTCCAGCGCTTTCTGCATATGACCGATACGACAACTCCAACGCATCCTTGTTCTCTTTTATATTTACCGGCTGCGTGCTTGGCCACCAGTATTCATATAAGGTAACCGCCAGATATTATGCTGTCGACTTTAACAAATATGTGGTTAGCCCGTCAACTTTTACTGCGAGAGCTATGTTGGCATTCAATGATCCTCCTTCGCCACTCGCACTCATTGATGTCCAATCTAATGGACTTAATCTGAACTTTGATATGGCATATGGGTCAAGTAACACCTCCGGAATCCCAAACGCATCCCTCGGGTTTGAGTATACTGAGGTTAACGCTTCCTCTGTCCCGATTGGAAATTTATACCCGTTGAATGTAGGCGAGAACATTGTAACCATTGCATCCCTTACGACGACAATAAACCAAGGAGACATAATTCCGGTTGCATTTAATACATATTTCAATTCTATTCCCAATAGCAGTACCGCTGTAACAACTAAATTTTCCAGTAGCCGCATCTCTAACCTTTCCGGCGTCAACCCCCCTCGTTATACCTACTCGCCTCAAATCAAGACCATCAATATTGCATATGTTGGCGGACAGTGTAAGATATCCATAATTCACGAAATTAACGGTGCAGCACCGTCCAGTGTTCTTGCGGTTACCAACTCCGCCAACGTAAGCAATGTACTAACACTTTCAACAATCTTCGACCCGAATTCCGCCAGCGCTGTCACTCCAGCGGGCCCGATTGGTGATTTTACCTATGTAATCACAGTACCAAATGTGAAGGTCGGCGGCCTTGCGTATGCAACTGTTACACTATTTAATTCGTCTGGTATGGTTGTTGCAAACGTTGAAAACAATAGCGGATTAACCGCGGGCAACTATAAAAAGGGAGCATCTGGTTTCATATTTGTGTAAATCTTCCTCATAATTTAATTCGCACATATTTCGTATAGCCCCTACGGTTATATAAATAATATATCAACTCATATATTATTTATCACATTAAGATTGTGACTGAGCGCAATCGTACATTAACTTATTTGCCGTGCGTGATAACCACAAATTTAGTCTCACGGTTACCATCAGTTAACTTGGGCATTGCAGCAATTCCGGGTTGCACGGACAAGCCATTACGCCTCAAAGCCTGCGCCCGTGCTTGCGCCTGCGCTCGTGCCTGTGCCTGTGCTGCAATCACGCTTCGCCTGTAAACTGTTTCCTCTGGAGTAACAAAATTCATATTATACACTAGCTAAATATTATAATTTTTTAAATTTGGCACCAGCATTTAATACATTATTTTGGAACGCAGCACGTACTGTGTTTGCGTGCCAGCAAGAACACATGCATAATAAAAATGGGTTAAAGAATACTCACAATACCAATATAATGGCCCTTATAAAGGAATATTTTGATTTAACTAAAAGGTACCAAGACGAATATGGTGAAAACACTATCTTATTAATGCAAGTTGGTGCCTTTTTTGAAGTATATGGTAAATATGACAGCACAACAGACACAATTACCGACAGCAGGATCGCAGATTTCTCTCAAATATGCGAGCTAAATATAGTAGATAAAAACGCGTGCGCGTCAAAGGACTTCTACACAATGATGGCGGGGTTCAAGGATTTCCAGCTGGATAAATACGTTAAAAAAATACAGGAAGCGGGGTTTACCGCAGTAGTATATGTTCAAGACGAGGCCACAAAAAACACCTCGCGATCCCTTGCCGGAATTTTTAGCCCCGGCACATATTTTCACACAGAAACCACAAATCTAACCAATTCCATAACATGTATTTGGGTTAATTTGGTGGAGAACAAAATTCTATTAAAGGGGAAATTCGTGGTAATCGGCGTGGCGAATATTGATATTTACACTGGTAAAACAACTATGTTTCAATTTAAAGAAACATATGCAAACAATCCGACCACATACGACGAATTAGAACGGTTTATTTCCATTCATAATCCGAGTGAGGTCATTTTAATCTCCAATTTGCCTGATGAAAACGAATTAGAGTATATTATCAGTTACGCGGGCATCAGCTGCAGCCTAATCCACAAGATTTGTATTCCATCGTTGGAAACCGTGGGATCCCATGAAAAATTGCTCCGAATTAAAAACTGCGAAAAACAGCCTTACCAAAAGGAGATTCTTTCCCGATTTTACAAATTTGACAAGTACGACGTCTTTCTGCAAAATTTCTATGAAAACGATATTGCTACGCAGTCATTTTGCTTTCTATTGGATTTTGTTTACCAGCATAACCCAGGTTTGGTGCACAAGCTATCTGAGCCCGAGTTTGAAAATTGCTCGTCTCGCCTACTATTAGCAAACCATTCTTTAAAACAACTAAATATTATAGATGACGGATCAGTAAAACACGGCAAGTTTTCGTGCATATCGCGCATGTTAAATGACTGTTTGACCCCCATGGGTCGTCGCCGATTTTTACATTCCATTCTAAATCCCACGTGGGACGCGGTTAGTCTGCAGCGCGAATACGACATTACTGAATACTTCATCTCTAAACAAGAGACATACGACCTTTTTATGCGGTCTAACCTGACGACGATTAAGGATATTTCCAAGTGGGAGCGGCAGATTTACCTGAAGAAAATTACCCCCAAGGCATTTTATAGTCTGTATCATAACGTTGCAACAATTAAAAAGGTTTATGAAAAAATAGAGGACGATGCGTATATCACCGCATATTTGTCCGCATTTGAACCGAACATGCCAAACATACGATCCTACTGCAATGAAATTGTGCAATTCATTGATAGTAACTTGGACCTTGATGCGGCGACTCACTTGGACCAATTGCAAAACTTTGAAACAAATTTTATTAAAACAGGGATTGACGATGAATTAGACAATAAAACCCGGACTCTTTTGGATTCCGAGATGAAATTGCGCGCAATAGCAAACTATTTAAGCTCACTGATTGAAGGCAAAGAGAAAAAAGCTGCGGAGTATATTAAAATTCATGAAACCGAAAAGAACAATTTTAGTCTAGTATTAACGAGCCGGAGGGGCAAGCTGTTGCAAGACGCATTTCCTGCGGCTCCAACAGAAGTCACCTTGGTATATGACACTTCGTCAAACAAACAATTTGGATTTACAGTTTCAAGGAGTCAATTTTCATTTGAAAAGCAGAGTGCTGCGAACAATTTTATTATCGACGAGCAAATAAATGCTCTGTGCAAAAATATATCCAGTATAAAGGTTTCCATGAAGGAGTTGATCACATCGGTTTACAACAAATTTGTCGGCAAGTTTGAGCAATATCAAACTAAGTTGGAGAGTATTGTGCAGATGATCACACTGATAGATGTAATGTATACCAAGTCGTCAATTGCTAAAAAATACAAGTATTGCAAGCCGACAATAGTCACATCAGATAAGTCATTTGTAGATGCCAAGAATCTGCGTCACTGTTTAATCGAGCGCTTCCAGACGAATGAATTATATGTCACCAACGATGTCACATTGGGCGATACTGCGACGGATGGCATATTGCTTTATGGTACTAATGCGGTAGGCAAGACGACGATTATCCGAGCGCTCGGGATTTCTATTATCATGGCGCAAGCCGGATTATATGTGCCGTGTTCCGAGTTTAACTATGCGCCATATAAATACATATTTACGCGCATTATTGGCAATGACAATATTTTCAAGGGACTATCTACGTTTGCTGTGGAAATGTCGGAGCTGCGGACTATATTGCGTCTTAGTGATGAGAATAGTCTGATATTGGGAGACGAGTTATGCTCTGGAACCGAAAATCTAAGTGCAATTAGTATTTTTGTCGCGGGGATCCAGAAATTGCACAAACGCAGGAGCAGCTTCATATTTGCAACACATTTGCACGAAATTGTTGATTACGATGAAATTAGCAATCTTGGCAGCGTAAAACTGAAGCACTTGGCAGTTATTTATGATAAGGAACGAGACACGCTTGTATATGACCGCAAACTAAAGGATGGACCAGGCAATAGCATGTATG